GTCAAGGGAAGCACTTTTCTAGTATGGCTGCGGGCAAAAAGCGACGTACTCCCAAGCGAAGACCAGTTCCGGCTGGCAAAATGACTCCCGCTGTTGAGCAACCTATTCCTGTTGTTCAACCGCGTAAACAGGGGCGACGAAAGAAGAGAGTATTCTCCCCAGACCCCGTATTGGACAAGGTTCCGTGTGGAATGTGCGGTTCTACCCAGCACACAGCCCGGATGCACCAGAGGCTACCCACGCTCCGAGTCCATGAGGGTGAAGGTGGGAAGAAAGAGAGAAAGGCCAAACCTAGGCCACCACCCCCTCCCCCCGTCGTCCCCCCAATAACTCCAAAACCCGCGAGAGTGCCGGTAATTCCCAAGGCACCCGGGCTTAAGAGACCCGATGATTGGTTGAGAGACACCGAACCGGGCAAGCTTAAGGAGGTGTTATTGGAGAAAATGACTTCAATCGGTGCGTGGAATATCAAGAGGATATCGCGCCTCAGTGCGGCCGAGTTGAAGGGGCTATACTGTCGTTATATGAGACAGAACAGATGGATAGGCTATGAACGCTGCATGGCTATCCTACGCACAGGCTATGAGCGAACACATGGAACTACGCGCCATGTGGATAGGTTGGCCGAAGTAACTGCTGAGCTGTGTGATCCGGTTGACGACCCCGTCGTCATGGCACAGAAGCAGTTGGCGATTCGGAACGCTCAAGCCGCCGTTTTTGAGAAGGCCGTTGAGCCTATCACGTCACTGCCGGGGTTTTCTAGCCTCTCTGAGGTTAGAACGATGTTGTTGGAGGAGTCGGACGTGGTGGGGTTCGCCTGGAATATGGCATCAGCACCTGTCTCGAAAGCGCTAGATCTACTGCGGTCGGGAGAAAGCGCTGTTGAGCGAACTCTCGGGGACATTGCGTCCTGCGTGTGGCAATTAGTGCCTGGCAAAGTTAGGGTTACTGCAGTGAGCCGTTTGGTTCCAGCACACCTGCAGCCAGATACCATGCGCGCGGCAAGGGGTCTAGATAGTACTCTTTATCGTTTGGAAAACGAAAGCGGGTTACCCATCGGTCGGCCTAGGGAGTTGTTCGGAATTCCCCCGGATGCGACAGAGTACTATGTTAGCGGAAAATCCAAGAGTGGCGGCGACTGTTCGTACCGGGTGGAGAAGGTAACTGTAGGCCCCTGGTATGCTAAACAGACCGTCTTCGTTTGTCCGGAGTTGGTGAGCTACCTCAGGATCTTTGCTGGGGCGGACGAACGAACCACAGCACTATTGCGCATGCTTAAAGGACGAGCAATAGTTTGGGCTAAGGAAAGAGAGGTGTCCTTCACCGATCTTGAACCTTTCTTCCTTCCCTCGATCACAACTGCGATGGTTCTTAGAGAGACCAATGCCTACTGGCCTATGCTTACTGACAAGGCCAGGCGCACATTGGAGATGTGCGGGGACATCGCGGCGGGAAGACAACCGCGGATCGCGCTGTGGCGCTGGTGGGACGTTGTTTCATTCGCTCATGGAATGAAAGCAGCACTCCTGGAGTTATGGTATGATCTGGCCCTCCCACGGCCAGCTCTGCCTGTTAAAGCCTTCCGAGAGTCTTTTCTCTGAAGCCTACTGGTTTCCGTGCAGTCTGCAACGGTTCTGAGAAGTCGATGAACGTAAAGTTGGCTGCCGGCTGCAACATCACTACGGACAACCAGGTTTCAGTGTGCAATGGAAGGCGACAGTGTTTCACAGCGGTCAGACCTGAGTGCTTAGGCGACTACAGACCACCGTACATCGCCCAAAGCTGCACGTGCAATGAGTTGCATGGTTTGCGTACTCGGGTGCTTAAAGAGGTGCCGAGCCCAACTGATAACGGCATAAAGCAACTGTCCCGAAGTGCGGGAATAGTTAGTTCCAAAATGTTGAGACGCCATGGCCCATGTCCCAAGTGGGAGTTCTCGCGCGTCGTCAACAGATACACCGGTCGGAAGAGGACGGTGTATGAAAAGGCCATGGAGAAGCTGTCTTATGGACCCTCGACTTCCTTGGATGCTCGAGTGTCCATGTTCATTAAGGCAGAAAAGGCCTGGAAAGAACCGAAGGATCCACGCCCTATACAGGCCAGGGACCCGGTTCACAATTTGGAACTCGCAGCCCTACTCAAGCCAATTGAAGAGGAGCTGTATTCCTTGACTAGCTTCAGAAAGGAAATGGGTGCTAGAAAACATTTCCAGAAGACTAGGATCTTCGGTAAAGGCGCTAATGCCAGGCAGAGGGCCAACCTCCTACGTCGAAAGTGGAACTCCTTCGATAAACCGGTGTGTTTGTCACTCGATTGTTCACGTTTCGACTGTCATGTAGCCAAAGAAGTGCTGGAGGTGGAGCACTCGTTCTACATATCACTAGTAGATCCCGGTTCGAAGGCAAGTTTGAACCGTCTCCTACAGCATCACATACACAACAAGG